TCGAACAAGTAGAAAAATTAGAAAACCATTTAAGACATTGGAAGAAAGTTGCGGAGACAGGAGAAACAAGGGTTGGGAAATTACAAGAATTAAACAAAAAGCTACAAAAAGAATCTGAAGGGTATCGTTCTAATTGGATTAAATCGTCAGACAAAGTGATTGAGTTACAAAAAGAAAATGACTCATTAGAAACACTGATAACTAAGTGTATACAAATTTACGACTAAAACCAAATTCAGTAGGAGGTGTAAGTATGTTAATGCAAGTATGGGAATACGAAAAATTGAGAAAAGAACATGCTGAGATGAAAAAAGCATTGACTAGGATTAGTGAAATACCGATGTTTTCAGACCAACAAACATTAAGTGTTCAAAAAGCAATCGTAATTGCGGAAGAGTGCTTAGAAGATGTTGAATAAATGGATTTGTATTTTCATCGGACACAGCAAAAAGAAATATGGTCACGTGATCATACGAGGGACTTTTGAATGTAGCAGATGCGGAAAAAGAGTAACCCTAGATTAAAACCAAACCCGCATTCAATCAGGAAGTGAGGTGGAATGAATGAGTAAAACATGTGAGTTTTGCGAAAGGGAAATTATTTTAGGGTTAACTTACATTGAAGGAGTCTTTACTTTCTGTTGCAAGGAATGTGCGGATGATTTTAAAGATAAATACAAAATGACTTGCTTTCAGGGGAATTGGTATAGTTCAAGGTTTGATAAGAAAGGGGAATGAAGATGGAGATTTTATACGCTCATCCTTGGTGGACTACATTATGGATTATTTTGATATTTAGTGAGTTAGGTAAAATCGGTTGGAGAAAGGATGATAATTAATGCTATACAGACATTATAAAGGTGCGTTGTACCGTACAATACTTGATTCAGTAATTCATACGGAAACTAATGATGTGATGGTTGTCTATATGTCAGTAGATACAGGAATTGTCTATGTAAGACCTTCCGAGATGTTTCACGAATTAGTAACAACCGAAAGCGGAGCGATCGTACCTAGATTTATGGAGATAGGAGATTAAGACAGAAAAGCTATTTGGAGGAAAAGGGGGAACCTGGATGAATCAGCAGGAACAATTGAACATAGAGGATAAGGAATTGGATACAGCTGCTACACTCCATAATGCACGGCAGGCGCTGAGAAAGTATCGGCGCTTCCTGCTCCAAGTGGATGATGAATACTTACCGAAGATTACGCCAAGTTACTCTCTTGAGCCAAAAGGAGGGCCAACAGAGTATAATGGGAGCACAGAGCGGGTAATTGGGCATATTGACAGAAGAGAAGAGCGGGAAAGCTACATGAACGCAATTATGGCGGGAGTTAATCGTTTGAACGCAACAGATAGAAAAATCATTGTTATGCAGTATATGGGGCGTGAAGAACTGTATAACGTGGAGATGCAAAGACATTTAAGTTGGGGCGAACAGCATTATATCCGTAAGAAGAAGCAAGCGTTGATTAATTTTGCTATCGCTTTGGAAGTGGAAGTGGAGAAGTGATTGAAAATGCTAGTTTTATGATAGTGATATGGTAGGTTGTCTATTAAAAAAAGTGGTATATTCATAGTATCCGATACTCTTCATTGAGTGAATGCCTATGATATCGACAATATCATGAACGACAAGAAGTGCGGAGAGCGTCATGAACTCTCCCGCTTCTGTGAGCGTGTATAGACAGAACGGCACAACTAGAAGAACGGTCTATATACGTTGACAGAAGCGTGAGGCTTCCTCCTGTAGCGGGAGTTACTATACTTTATTTGTCCTTCATGTTATTCATCTGCTGACCGCTTGCCATTAGGTAGGCGGTTTTAACTTTGTATAGGAGTGATTTGTATGTGTGAGGATTGCGCTCGATTGCATGAGGAATTGCAAAAGCAATCTGCGGTGATGTTCTCATTGCGGAAATGTATTACCCGATTACAAGGAGAGTTGCGGCATGAACGGCGGGAGAAAGCGAAAGTGTTGAAGGAGAAGAAGGAGCAACAGCATTATAAGAACGGCCAGAAGCGTGGAAAACACGGGAGACATGGCTGATTATAGATTTTGGCATTAGTGGGGCGCGATACCTCAAGAAGCTGGGCGCAAGCGGGAGGGCGGCAGAGGTAATTTAATAAGCAATTAGCATGTGAGGTGGGATAAATGAAACGGATTAAAGTTGGCGGTGTTCATTATGAAGTAAGAGAAGTTCCTGAGTTGATGAGGAAATACAACTTATTCGGACAAGTGACTTACTCTGATGCTGTAATTGAGGTAGAAAGAGAGTTACCGGAGGAACGGAAAGAACAAGTTATCATTCATGAGTTAGTTCACGCGATGTTGTTTGAAGCGGGTATTGAAGAGCAGGATGAGGATTTAGTGAACCGTTTAGGGAAAGTGCTTCATCAAGTGTTGAGGGATAATCCTAATTTACTCAAACCTCGAATTAGATACGATGGTGATGATTCATGAAGCTAACTGAGAAGCAAAAAGCATTCGCTGATTATTATATCGAGTGTTTGAATGCGACAGAAGCGTATCAAAAAGCATATGACTGCAAAAGGACAACAGCGGACACGAGAGGGCATAAATTGCTCGGAAATGCTCGGATTAAACAATATATAGAAGAACGCATGAGTTCAAAAGAATCTGAGCGTGTTGCTTCTCAAGATGAAGTGCTTAACTTCCTTACATCCATCATGCGCGGTGAAGTGAAAGAAGAGTTTCCACTCGGTACCGGCATGGGAGCGCAAGAGTTAGTATTGAAAGATGTATCTGCCAAAGATCGTCTGAAAGCTGCTGAATTGCTTGGTAAGCGATATGCGCTATTTACTGAAAAGACGGAACTTACAGGTGAGGTTGGCGTGAGGATTGTTGACGATATACAGGATGATGTGGAATGACAACGGTAAAGTTATCTGAAATCATTACACCGCATTTTTATAAATTGTGGTCCGTATCTCGTATGAAGAAACATTTACATTATGTTTGTAAAGGTGGCCGCGGTTCGGGTAAGTCCTTTCACATCGCACTGCGAATCGTAACAGACATAATGGAGTATCCAGTATCCGCTATCTGCTTTCGTAAAGTGCAGAATACTATTCGTAAATCAGTGTTCCAGCAAATCAAACAGGCGGCGATGGTACTGCAAGTAAATCACCTATTTAAGTTTGTTCCTTCTCAATTAGAGATAACATACAAACCTAGAGGGAATAAGATTTACTTCTCAGGTGCAGATGATACAAACAAAATCAAATCAGTGAAAGATGCAGAGTTTCCGCTTGCTATCGCATGGTTTGAGGAGTTAGCGGAGTTTAAAGAAGAGGATGAGGTGTCAACTGCTGTTCTTTCCATCCTAAGGGAAGAGATAGAGGGAGAGATACAATCCGAATCAGACCGTAAACAAAAATATGATTTTGATTACTCATTTTACTATTCATACAACCCACCAAAACGTAAGCAATCATGGGTAAATAAGAAGTATGAGACACAATTCCTTCCTGCGAATACATTTGTGGACCATTCAACGTATTTAGATAATCCGCATCTTTCTAAGAAGTTTGTTGAGGAAGCGGAAGAAACAAAGCGGAAGAAGCCGCAGAAGTACAAATGGGAATACCTCGGTGAAGCTATCGGCTCCGGTGTTGTTCCGTTTGATAACCTGGTATTCCGTACGATAACGGATGAGGAGTTTAAAACCTTTGATAACATCCGTCAAGGGAATGACTTCGGTTATGCGACAGATCCTAACGCATTTGTACGATGGCATTACGACAAAACACGGCGAAGAATATATGCACTTGATGAAGTGTACGGCGTGAAAATGTCTAACCGTGATTTGGCAAAAGAACTACAAAAACGTGGTTATCATTCAGTGGTAACCACAGCTGATAGCGCAGAGCCGAAATCAATCGCTGAGTTAAAGAATGATTATGGTATCAGGATCAAAGGTGCGAAAAAAGGACCTGATTCAGTGGAGTACGGTGAAGAATGGTTGGATGACTTAGAAGAAATCGTCATCGATTCAAACCGCACACCGAACATCGCGAGAGAGTTTGAAAATATTGATTATCAAACTGATAAGGACGGCAATCCAAAACCGAGATTAGAAGATAAAGATAATCATACGATCGATGCTACACGTTACGCGTTTGAAAGTGACATGAAGAAAGCTGCATTCCAATTTGCATAGGAGGTGATTCCATGTATCCGATGGAACCGACACAAACAGAAATATTAAATGCGTTCATTACAGAGAATGCACCGAAGCAAGAAGCAGTTATTAAGGAGCTCATCGATAACAATGCTGCGAATGTATCCGAAATGTCCAAGGGTGTGAGTTATTACTTCAATGAGACAGATATCGGCGCAAAGAAGCGCTACTATTACGAAGATGGCAAGAAGGTTGAGGATACATCTAAGCCGAATAACAAGTTGCCGCATGGTTGGCATAACTTGCTGACAGATCAGAAGGTATCATACTTAACTGGAAACCCGATGAACTTCTCTTCAACGAAAGAGCAGTTGCAAACAGACTTCAACGAAGCTATCGGGGACGAATGGGATGATACTCTTGCTGAGTTAGTGTTAAATGCAACGAACAAAGGGAAAGAGTGGTTGCACCCTTACATTGATGAAGAAGGTACCTTCTCTTATGTGATTATCCCGGCTGAACAATTCATCCCGCTATATGACCAAAGTAAACGTAAGAAGTTGGTTGCTGGCATTCGTTATTATGATATAGAGAATGTTACGAAGATTGAAGTATGGGATGAGCAGAAGACCACCTTTTATGAGATGGTAGATGGTGGAGAAGTATACTTGGATGTGACAGTGGAAGAGAATCCCACTTCTCATTTCAGCGCTGAATTCGCTGATAAAGGGCGTTTCGGGTTTGGTTGGGGCAAAGTGCCATTCATTGAGTTTAAGAACAATGAGCAGGGCAAGAGCGACCTCTATCTGTACAAGAAATTAGCAGATGAATATGACAAGGTTCGTTCTAATTTCGCCGATGAACTAGATGATATTCCAGAAGCAACAACTGTTATTAAGGGATATGAAGGAACATCAGCAAAAGAAGTGAATGACAATCTGCGCTTATATAAAACCATCATGTTAAGTGGTGATGAAAACAGTGGAGTTGATAAGCTCATTATTGATATCCCTGTTGATGCGAAGAAGGAACATATCGACCGATTATCAAACGATATCTTCACCTTTGGTAAGGGTGTGAATGTTGGTACAGATAAGTTTGGGAATAGTCCAAGTGGCGTAGCTCTTAAATTTCTTTACAGCCTGTTAGACATGAAATGCAGCACGTTAGAGAATAAGTTTAAGAAAGCGTTGAAGGAATTCACTTGGTTTGTGGTTGAATACCTGAACATGCAGAACAACAGCGGCTATGATTACAAAGATGTCTCTTTCACGTTTAATAAATCCATGATTATGAATGAGTTAGAAGCGGTGCAAATGGCTTCTCAATCCAAAGGAATTATTAGTGATAAGACTATCCTGGTAAACCATCCTTGGGTAACAGATGCAGCCGAGGAAGAAAAGCAACTTGAGCAAGAAAAGGCCGCTTACGGTACCGGTGAATTCGCAGCAGTCAATGATCTGGATGTGAATAGTAATGAACAATCAGAATGATATCGATAAAGAATTAGAAAAGTTGCTGAATGATACAGAAAGTGAAGTCGTAAAGGCGTACGTCCGAACACTTAACGATCTGCGTTTAAAGATTGCGGAACTCTTTGAGAAGTACGCAAAAGGTGATGAGCTTTCGTATCAGGATGCAATGAAATATAACCGCCTAGAAGCGCTTATACGAGAGATTACAACCATACTTAATAATTTGTATGGGATAAACCTTCAGCTCGTGCAGACAGCACAAACACAGCAGTTTGAGAGTGCGTATTATCTTACGTTCTATGTATTAGAACAAGGGTTACAGCAAAACCTTTCGTTCACCTTGTTGAATCCTGAGACAATCGAAGCTGCTATTAATAATCCAATCACAGGACTTACCCTGAATCAACGATTGGAGAAAAACAGAATCGACATTTTGTATAAATTGCGGCAAGAGATTACGCAAGGATTGATACAAGGTGAAGGTTATGCCAAGATAGCAAACCGGATAGTCGATGCGGTAGGTAAGGACCGAAGGAAAGCACTAACGATTGCTCGAACTGAGGGTGGCCGCGCTCATTCCCTTGGAAAACTTGCCGCATATGAAGAAACACAACGATTGTTATCAAATACCGAAAAGATGTGGGTTAGCACATTAGATGCCGTAACAAGACCTTCTCACCGTACGTTAGATGGAAAGCGAGCGGATGAAGAGGGTTATTTTCATTACGGTGGAGAAAAGGCTGCTGCACCTCGTTTGTTTGGTAAACCGCAGCTTGATATCAATTGCCGGTGCTCCTTCATTATCATTGTGGATGGCATAGAGCCAACAGTGAGACGAGCAAGGAAAGACGATGGTAAGAATGAGGTCATACCGTATCAGACCTATGAGGATTGGTACAAATCGAAAACAAAAGACGAGTAGCAGCGTAACTGCTTGACCTGATTCGGAGGTCATAAAAAGACGATATATCCTATCGAGCGTACTGCGTTAAAGCGTAATAGGGAGGAAACGGAAATGAAAGATGTATTAGCATTATTTACGAAGTATCAAGCAGGAGAATTAACAGCGGAGCAAGTGGAAACAGCAATCAATGAGTTAAAGTATGTACCACTTGAAAGGTTAAACAGCAAGAATGACCAAATTAAATCCCTGCAAGATGAGTTAGACCAGCGTGACAATCAGATTAATCAGCTTAAAAAAGATGCAAAAGGCAATGAAGATTTAACGAAGAAACTGCAAGACATGGAAACGCAAAATACTGATTGGGCCCAAAAGTATGCTGCGCTCCAAATGGATACAGCGATTAAATCAGCCATTACGGATACGGTGGATATAGATGTAACCTTGCAACTTCTGAAACGGGATGGGTTGGAGCTCCAAGAAGATGGCAAGGTGAAAGGTTTGGAGGAAGCAGTGAACTCGCTTCGTGATTCCAAACCTTATTTATTTGAGCAAAAACCACCGGAACCACAAACACCGCAGTTAAATGGAAGAACACCTTTACAAACAGGGCAACCACCATTAAACAGCGGTGTAAAAAACCCTTGGAGTAAGGATCATTTTAACCTTACAGAACAAGGTCGTTTATTAACCGAGCAACCGGAAGTTGCAAAACAATATATCGCACAGGCTGGCAAGAATCCAGCTCTGTACGGATTATAATTTAAAGGAGAGTGTAAATTATGGCAGTAACACGAGTTTCTGATATTATTATTCCTTCGGTTTTTACACCGTATGTTATCGACCAAACAGTTGAAAAGTCCGCATTATTCCGCAGTGGTATCATCCAATCTGTACCAGGACTTGTAGTCCCGAACGGTGGAGATACAGTGAATATGCCGTTCTTCAAAGATTTAGAAGGAGACCCACAAGCGTTGCAATCTGATTACACGCTAGTTCCACAAAAAATCGGAACGGACAAAGACGTTGCCCGCGTGTTTGAATTCGGGCAAGCGTGGAGTTCTGAAGATTTAGCTGCGGAATTGGCTGGTGCTGA